TCGTGTCTACATTCATTTTGTTCAATCTGCTGTAACATAATTGTGATATAATTGTAACAATTTTGTAATAATGATTAACAGGCGGGGACTGGGCGAACAAATCCCTCACTTGCATAATCTTGCATTTCTGCACCTTTTACGTTCCGCCCAACCCCTTTTATTTTCGCATATTTCACATTATGCTATTGAATATTTATACATTTTTATGAATATTTATACACAACATATAGTACTATTCGTTTTCTACACTACTACCTATTGTATCGCTCTTTATTTTCTGCATTTCTGTTGCCACATCGTATATGTATGGCGTCCTACTTAATGCCGTTTCAAGTGAAATTAATCCGTTCTGTTTTAGTGTTGTAATATTGTTAATTACCTCAGTTGCATTTAATGGAATATCGTATTCAAACGTGCAAGATATATCACCTGATACTTGTATACCTTTTAATGCCAATAACTTTCTTATCCTATCCCACCTTTGAATAAATCCATCAAGTAAAGCATCTTCATTTAATCTTGCTTTTACACTTGCTAATGAGTACATCATTCTAATACTTGTTTCTGATAGATTACTTATTTCTACTGCGTTCATTGAAATTGCTGGTGTCTGGCTTATATTAAGTAACTGTGCCATTAGGATTTCATATAACGCTTTAAAACTTGCACTGTCCATTTTGTTTTGCACTATATCAAAATCTGCTGTATCATCTATTTGAAGCATATATCCAACTGCGTTTGGGTCTATTCTCCCTCTATCATCTTTAGTTGTAAGTCCAGTACCTTTTAAAACTGGTACGCCACTAATAAATTTATATAGTCCATCGTGATACTTTGATATTAAGTCCTCTAAACTGTCTATTATGCTTATATAATCTTCTAAACTACTCCTGCCTTTGCAAGAATCTAATTCATTTATGGTTTTGTATTGTATCGGTAAACCTGATACATTTTTATACTTTCCAATAATATGCAATTCTCCTGAATCATCCGTATACTTTATAACTTCATTTTCGGTATACAATATATAATATGATATTCCATCAACTATGTAAAATTCTATAAAAGCAATCATATTGCCTGTTTCATCAAAAACTGGATAACTGTCCTCCGCTGGAATTATTCGGCTTGTTATATTTCCGTTTTCGTCAATATAAACATATTCGTATGTTTCTCCATATTTGACAAGTTTATCTAAAATCTTGAAGTCAATACTATTATATCTTGCTTTAGAATATACTTCTTTAAATACTTCCAATGTATTTTTATCCTCACTGATAAGTGTTACAGGATTTTTAAGCAGGAAAGATGTTTCAAAATTCAATAAAGTTTTTGCCAATTGTAATACAATTTTCCTTGTCTTGTATGGTTTACCGTTGTATTGTTCATTAGGTCTGTTTAAAATAGCATGTTTTCCGCTTAAATATTCCTTCAAATCCAATATGTTCTGCACTCTCTCTACATGCCATTGTTTAGTCACTTCATCCTGAAACCATACTGGCGAACCATCATAATATTTTTTGATATATTCTTTTAATGTCATAATTAGAACCCTCCTACTTGTAAAGTAATTCTGTAATTATCTGCGTCAATTTCCTGCACTCTCGGCATTTTAAACGCTTGAATCTCATTCCGCATTATTACTATATTTTCTTTAGTTTTAATATCATCAAATACAAAAAATTCCCATGATTGTATATTTTCTGCGTATTTGTTACGATTCAACCAATCCATAAAGTCCATACATTGACTTTCATCTACATGAACTACTAATTCTTTTGAAAACACCTTGCTTTTTAAATAGAATTTTATTGGATAAATCAATTCTTCTTTTTTAATTTTGCTTTTTGGTACTATCATAGAAACCTCCTTGATTGTTTATACATAATATCTGGATAATTTTAATGATTGTATTGCCAAAGCGGTAGCCATTACTAAATCATCAAAATTATTCTTGCCTCTAACATTACCTAGCTTGCCATTTTTCTCCATATATATCTGCATTTGCTGTAATGTTTCTCTATCGTTGATAAGTATAATTCCTTCTTCAAATGCTTCTTTGAAATCTTGAATTAACTTTGATTTTGACACATTATCTGTATTCCAACCAATTTCCAATGTTTTTCTGCCTGTTGTTCTGTCCCATTTTTTAGTTTTATTAAGGTTAAGGTATCCTATTTCCCGTTTTAACCTATTGATTAAATCCAGTCCATAACTATTTCTTTCAATCATAAGACAAGCATAATTGTAAAAATCACCTAGTTCGTTTACTATATTCGCAAATTTGTAAACTGGTATTCCGCTTTTATAAAATACTGCTACCTGTTCCCCTGAGGAATCTAATATACTCATAGCAGATAAATCCCCTTCTTTTGATAGTCCGCTTGCTGTGTCTACTCCTGCAAAGTACATTTCTTTAGGTTTTGGCAACTGATAAATAAATAAACTCTTATTCAAGTATGGATATAGAATATCTGGTAAATCGTTTATTTCCTTTGCTTTTAATGGCTCTGGAATATATAATAATCTATCACTAATTTGTTTCTGATCAAAAACGCTTTCCTGAGTTGATACAAATGCCTCTTGCCATGTTGCAGGATATTCTTGTCTGAATTGTTCCTCCGTAATGTCTTGCAACTTCCACCTACGCCAGATTAGTTGCAATTTTGTCGCCCCCAATGCGTATAATTTTTTCTCTGTTTCGTTCATTTCATCGTCATACAGATGCTTTATCAAACTTCCCTTTTGATACCAATTTTTAGCAAGTTGATATTCATACTTAAATTGCTTTTTTGACCCTTCACCTAACCAATTATAGAAAAATGCCTTATACTTTGAATTTCCTGCTATTGCATCTTTGAAAAGATAATAGAAATAATTTAATCCATTTGCTGTGGATTCAATGATTATTCTTGCATTTTTATTTTTTATTAAGGCATTTTCTAACGCTAGTAATCCTTTTTCTTGGAATTTTTCGTCATAAAAAGCAAACTCTGATAAGTGTATCATCATGAGAGAATAACTTCTTCCTGCACTTTCTGCTCTCATTTTGCTTGCTGTTTTTACTGCTATTCGGGAATTGTTATCTAAAAGCAACTCCATCTCATTGTTTTTGCGGAAACCAATTCGGTATTTATCAGGGATACTTTCATACATTAGTTTTAATCGAGTAAATAAGTTCTGCGTTGCGTCTTCGCTTTGTGCCAACATTAAATAGTTAGAATTCGGCAACTGAAAGGCATAGTAAAGCATTAAGCCCAATGCGAGGGTCGAGAAACCGAGTTGGCGACTTTTTAAAATACAGCAGTACCTATCCATATTATTTAAAAAATCCTTTTGCTCTGGATTCACAACAAATGGTACTAATTCCCCGTTACAATCTATCTTGACAAAGTTTTTAAGCCAAAGTGCAGGATCAGCATTTATTCGTCTTAATTTTTCTTCCTTCGTTAGTTTTGGCACTGTATCACCTTCTTTGTTATATAGTCCTATTTTTGTTTTAAAAGGCATAAAAACAGCAGGCAATATAAAACCATTACCTGCCTAAAAAATCGCTCTAAAACCAAAATAAAGCGTACAAGTATTCTATTCAAGTATCAAACCATCATCATCTTCTATTTCTTCCTGCTCTGCTTTATTTGATTTTTTATTCTTGACTGACTTTCTAATTTCGTTTTGAAGTGCTAGAAATGTTTTAACTGCTTTATCATCGCCTTGCTTTGCTTTCTCTGATACTGCATTATAAATTTCTACGAAATCTTTATTACTTCTTTCTAAAAGTAATAAATTCATCAACTCTGCATATTCTTCGGTATTTTCCCATTGCTTCAAATTACCATATTTTTTCATACTGCCTTTGCAATATTTCTCTATAATATCTTGTTCCGTAAATTCAGAAAAATCTCTATTTGAATTAGCAAGTCCATTCCTCCACATAAAGTACGCATATTTTGGATAGTTAGTTGTGTTTTTCCAATATTGTTTAAGTGCTTGATTCAACAACGATACTTGCCTAGCCATACTTCATTCCTCCTTGTTTCATTTGTTAATTAGTGAAAGTATAAAAGCCTAACAACTAAAAAGGTAAATCATTATTTTCATATTCTTCATACTCTTCATAATATATAGAATTAAGTATATGATTAATCACATCAAATTGTAAAAGTGTATCCAATGTTTTATCATATTCGTCTAATGTAAAAAATACATCTACTTTCTTTTTCCAAAAATCAAGAGTTGCTTCTATACCGAAATCACTACTAAAGGAAGATATTAATTTTGCATACTTTTTAATGTCATCTATATGAAATGTTTCTTTTTCAGAATATTTACAACCATAGTAATCAAAATACTTATTAACAAAGTATTGCAATATATCTTTGATATTATTATCTATACCCGAATAAGTTATTTCATCTTCATAATGGCTATCTAAAACTAAAGGAATATTATCATTCATTTCTTCTTTAGATACTAAAGAGTCATTATTTATACTATCAAGATATTTTTTAATTATATTATCATTCAAAAAATCATCAATACTTCCATTGGTTTCTATGTTACTAAGAGAAAAATGGTAATCAATTAATTTAATCCAAGTTCCACTATTAATATTATAACTAAGAGATAAATCATCAATTTTAGAAGATATTTTTTCATTATCAATACTATCATGTGTTCTATTGTAAGTATCATTATACTTTTCAAAATAATAATCAATTATAGAATCTTTCTGAATTACTAGAGAATAATTATTAATATTTTTCTCTTTAGTATCTAATAAAAGAGAATTAATTTCTTCTTTAGGATTATTAATTAATTTATTATTTATATTATTATTATTTATATTATTATTATTTATATTATTATTATTTATATTATTATTATTTATTATTTCTTTGTTATTATTATCTAATATTATTATTCTATTATTATTTAGAGCAGATTCCTGCGAACTTGTTAGCAGATTCCTGCTAACTTGTTGGCTGATTTCTGCGAACTTGTTAGCAGATTCCTGCGAACTTGTTAGCAGATTTCTGCTTTCTTGTTGGCAGATTTCTGCTTTCTTGTTAGCAGATTTCTGATTACTTGTTAGCAGATTTCTGCTTTCTTGTTCGCAGATTTCTGCCAACTGTTTATTATTAAGACTTTCAGCTATTTTTTCTTTTAGAATATTTGATTTTTCTTTAGATTGTTCAATCAATTCGTCTATTTTCTTTTGACCCTTTTCTAAATATTCGATGATTTTTTCTTTTGCATCCAAAATTTTAATATAACGTTTCCGTGGCATACCCTTTAGATTTATTTTAATTAGTCCAAAATTTTCTAAATTCTTCAAAGCTGTTTGTTGTGCTGTTTTAAGTATGCCCGTTGATATATACAAATCGTCATACGTACAATAAAATTCATCAACTGCCATATCGTTTTCTTGATAATAGTTAAGCTTTGATACTAGTTCGGTATATACTATCGCTTCATGTAGTCCTAATGAAGCAATTAAATTTTTATTTACTGCAATAAATCCTCCATCATCTTCCATTAGCATTTTTTGTATTTCTTCCGCTCTCATCTATGTTTCCTCCTTTTAGTTGTTCTTTAATCTGTTGTCTGTATTGTTTCGTTATAGTTTCATATTCTTTAATTACTTGCCAGATTTCTTCTCTGTTCTCAAAAAAGAAAATTAAACTCTTGTTATTTGTTTTATTAATTGCTAGATCAATAATGGGATACCCTTTGTTGCAAAGTATTTTTGCTAGTTTGCTTGAATAGACTGCTATATTGTTTTTCATGCTTCATTCCTCCTGCTTTCATGTTCCTGAATGAATTTATCATACAGTTCAACTTTCCACTCAGGTATATCTCTCATGTTATTTTCCCATCTGGAAATCGTTCCTTCGCTTAAATTAATATATTTTGCAACATCCCATAATCGGATATTATGCTTTTTTCTCCAAATTTTGTAATCTTCTCTTTTTTGGAACATCATATCAACCACCTTCAATTTTTTTATTTTTTTTGCATTTTTAAAAAAATAAAATAGAGAAAAGAACCGCATAAGCAGTCCTTTCCTCAAAACCCAACTTCCTTCAGATACTTTCCTACTGTGCAACTGCAACCGCTTTGCTATTCAATACTTTTAAGGAACATTCGGTAATTACCATTCCTTTAAGGTTGTCGCCATCTTTTGCTAACATTTCAAAGGCAGGTTTACGCAAATAAACCAATCTCAAATAAGCAGGGTCAACAACCAATATCTTGTCTACTGGCATATGTCTATTTAATACCACGTTTACAATACCATAGTTTGTAATAACCTTATTTGCGACAAAACCAAAAGTATCCATAGGCATATTGTAGTTAATCTGATTAGCGTAAAATCCGTCGACAAGTTCCTTATAATCCGCATTTACAAAAGCATAGAATTCATTTGAACCTAAACCAGCATCCCACAACTTCTTTACTACTGCCTTAAAATCTGCCTGTGTAGGTGCTGTTTCAATTTCTACCACGTTATCGGGATGAACTTGTTCAAATACAGATTTCATCCTTCTAATGAAAGGTTCTTTGCTACCGTCATTATAGTTTTCAGGTGCAAGCATTTTTCTTTCAATATTAACTTTAACCTCGGTCAATCTGTCATTTATTTCGCTTGCAAACAAATCATTGATACCTACAACATTACTTGCCTGTGCTGAACCGCTAACCTGTACCGCCTTGCTGAATATTTCCATAACGTTAGATTTTTCTGCTCTACCACTTGACACGAATGTATCAACTGTAAATCCTTCTGTTTTGCTTATATCCTCTGTGTCATCAAGGGTCTTTTCTCTCCAGTTTATGGTTACACTTCCAGCAGTTTCAACAAGTTTTTTATTCATTAACAATGTAGTAAAAGGTGTATCATTAGGTGTTACAAGTGCAATTTCTTTTGATAAATCGATATTTTCATGCTGTGTAAAATTAGTTGTCTTTATCATATCTAATCATCCTCCATTACCCAAAAATCTTATTTAACTTTGAAAAAATCATACCTTCTACATTTTTTTCTTTTTCTGCTACAGAATAGCTGTCATCTGGCTTGTGGTCTGTTGGCTTGTAGGAATTTTCTATATCCTGCTTTTTCTTTAGTTCAAGCAACTTGTTAATTTTTTCCTGTGCTTTTTTAATATCGTCACTTTCTATTAGGTCAAATACTTCTTCAGGATCAAGTCCTGCTTTTGTAGCTTCAAGTTTAATCTGTGTAGAAAGGTTAGTTTTTTGTAATTCTGCATACTGCTGTTTCATAGTTTCAAAATCTGCAATACTTTTTTCAAGTTCTTGAATTTTACTTTCATACTCTGAAAGCATTTGTTCAACTTCTGCTTTTGAATAAGTTTCCTTTTCAAGTGTCATGCTTCGTTATTCCTCCTTTTATTTTATGGGTGTGGTATAAAGCAAACATTGGTCTATATATATATCACCAGCATATAGCTGTTGATACCGAAAAAATAATATAGAGGAAGTCAAATCGGCTTCCTCTAAACAAAAGTGGAATAGTACCGCTTTTTTCTTTTTTTGGAGGAGGGGTGGGACTCGAACCCACACAAAAAGCGGTAAAAACTACCTAATATGAGCATACTGTTTTAATAGCATAGCTACCACGAAAGGAGAATGTATATCAACCCTTGCGGGATTGATACCTTTTTATTTTTTATTTTTGCATTTTTTAAAAAAATATATAAAAGGGTACTTAAAGTACCCTTTACGAAAGGAATGTAATATGACAAGAATTCCAGATATATTTAAACCCTAGCATAATTTTCAAAAAAATTATTCAAATTAATATTGACAACATTCATCCTATTTGATATACTATTGACAATAGAATAAAATGTTGTATTTGTTTGCTTAAATTATCCTTCCATATAATAGTAAACAGAATCTCGCATTTTTTCGCAAAGGTATCTTTTTGCTGTCTTCCTAAGCCAATATCTCAAACTACTTGCCTTAATATAAAAGTCATAATCGTTAAGCAATATATTTCTTAAAATATTGATTATTCTGCTTTTTTCTTTATTAAATGCAGTTTTATCCTTAAACCCTAGAATAAGACATATCCTATCAACATCAAAACATCTGTAGTAATATAAATCAATTAGCCACCGTTGACGTTTGTTAAGATTTTCGAAAATGATTTTTTGCAGTACATTATCAAATACCCACAAATAATTATAATTCAATTCTTTTGTTTTATTATACACTTTCAAATATGATTTTTTGCCTTTTTTTGGTGTATATTTGAAAGTTTCAACTTCTTTGTATCCATCTTTCCAGTTTGCGGGTATCATGCCGACATCATCAACATATTTCCAATATTCGCCATTCTTACCAAATAGCTTGTCCATCCTTTTGGCATACTCTTCCCATGCTTTGTCCTCACTGTAAAAATATTTTTGTCTATATTCATTTAATGAACAATCAAAATAACGTATAGTATCGGGATTTTCTTTTATTTCATCTTCTATTTTTTCGGCTTCTTCCTCTGCCATTGGCTCTATGTCTTTTTCTTTTGCTTTTTTTCCTATTTCGTCTAGTATTGCGTCTTTTTCTTTTTCTTTTTTCTCTATTTCGTCTAGTATACCGTCTGTCTCTGTAGTCATTATTTCAACATTAGGTACGCTAAAATCAAATGGCTTCCGTCTATCTCTGTAGTATTGCTGGTGTCTTTCTGCCATAACTTCCGCTTGCCACTGCATCCGCTCATCATCCCATGTGTCGGATATATCATTCATTTCTTTTGCTTCTATCTGTTCTGCTGATACAGTATCTAATATACCGTATTTTTCCTTGTATTTCTCTAAATATACTTCTAAATAGCTTTTAGAAACAAAATTTTCGTTATTCCCAAAATTTTTCTTTTTAAATACATGATTTATAAAATATCCCTTTGGTGACCGTACTTCCCCTTTTGGCTTTTTGAGCAATCGTGCAACATCAAGTATAGCTTTTTCTATAGCATCATCATGTAGATATATATACGGGTGTGCATCCTCCCAATCTTTTTTAAATTTTACTATCTCACGCTGTATATCTTCATCCTGAAATATACATTCTATAAGCAATTCCCTTTTGTCTTTGTCTGTTTCTTCTAGAATTTGCTTAAAACATTTTTCGTAAAATTCTTTTGCTTCGTTCATACATTACCCCCAATTTGTTTGTTTCTTTTTTTTGTTTTTTTTAAAATTAATATTGACAAGATTAAAACCTTTATGTTATAATTCATTACGATAGTATAATTATGTAATGAATAATGAATTGCCTAAAAGGCAACAAAAAAGTAAGCTATAAGGAAAATAGCGTAAAAATAAATATATCACCTCCAAAAAATGGTATAGTAATAGCAACCTAAAAAGTCATAGGTTCAATATTATATTATACCCTTTTTTTGTTTTTGTCAAGAATTCTTTTATTTGTAATATAATTGTAATATATTTGTAACATAATTGTAATAAAAAAACCACATTTCATTTAAAGGTATTTCCTCTAAATCAAATCTGGCTTTTATCAAAATATTATATTTATATTTTGTCGTTATGACTTCCTAAAATGGGAAGTCATTTTTTGTTTAGTTATAGATATATACACTATCGCCTATTGGTAACTGCTCTGTGTCAATCTGTACTATTAGCAGTTGTCTATGTAGTTCTGATTGTTCGTTACACTCCTGTAATATTTCAAATGTTTTTTGTGCATTTTCTTTTGTATTGTAAAATTTAGTACCAATTAATCCAGTGTATGTAGTATACATCCATTTATTTTTCCATTCATCCAATAGCTGGAAGGAATAATCTGAAAGAAAGTTACCTGTTTTTTTGTCCTGAATAGCATACATAAAACCAACTCCTTTAGTTTTTTCTTTTATTTTAGCCGATTTTCAGTTATTTGTCAATGAATTTGCTTAAATTTTTCGTTTATCTTA